CCCGACTTAGCACATATCTCACAATAAGGAATTGGAATAAACCAGAAGATGCTCGCTACTTAAAAATTAGACAGAATAATGAACCTAACTTTAGGTACAAAAGTGTATATATTATTTTTGGCCTTCAATCTGTTCTCGCTTGGATAGTAGGATCTATACTTTTGATAGCTATAGAAAATAATCAGCCTTTAACTTGGCTAGATATTTTAGGTTTTTCATTGACATTATTTGGCATCGCTTATGAGTCCATCGCTGATTATCAATTAATGCAATTTAAGAATGAGCATGATCGTGGTGCATTTAAACGTCTGATGATTGATGCCGAACTGGCAAAAGCACAGGCAAGGATTGCAAAATTGAAAGAGAAAGAAAAACAGGATTGACTTGCAAATGAAAATCAAGTATAATATACCTAAACCTAGAAATCTTGTAGCAAAAGATTTGAGGACTCCAAAGTATCGTATGCGTGCTGAGGAATCCAAGGTTAAGTACATCCGACAACCTAAGCACCGAAAGGATACCTATGAAGACGAAAGAGTATGAGTTCTTTAGGGCAGGTCTTCTTAAAAAGATCGTCATTAAAGAACATCAGTATGACTTGATTGAGTTCACTATCTACCAGAAACTAACCGATGAGAATGGTAAAGTAATCATCGATAGTAAGCAAGAATCTTACTTTACCAGTAGAGAATTCAAAGAGTTCTTTACTCCACTTGTTAATGATTTGAAAGAGAGATTTGATAATGACACGACAAACAGTATTCAAGAATGATAAAGAACAAGATGCCTTCAAAGACTGGACACTTGGAGTTCTACACGATGACAAGATCAAAGATCTGTGCGTTACTTTTACCAAGAAAGATGGTAGCGAAAGAGCAATGTATTGCACCCTCGTTGAAGGAAGAATACCTGCAGACCAGACTCCCAAGAACACGAACACCAGTGCCACGTCTGCTGGATCCGCAGTTCGGGTCTTTGACACAGAAAAATCCGAGTGGAGATCTTTCCGCTGGGACTCAGTAACTAAAGTAGAGTTTTCTCTATAATTGAAAGGAAATAATCATGGGTAAAGTTTTAGTATATGTGGTGATTCTACTTGCTGTAGCAATCATTGCGCCATTCCTAACTATCTGGTCATTGAACACATTGTTCCCTGTACTGGCTATTCCTTACACTCTTGACACTTGGTCTGCTATCATTCTGATCGGCATGTTCCTCAAAGGTAATGTTACGGTGAGGAAATAATGTCTATTACTATCTCATCACCAGAAGATCGTAAAAAGATCAAAGAAGCAGTACAAGAAATCAGTAACTCACTTACACGTATCGAAGCAGAACGTGACTTGATTCGTGAGATCATCAAGGAAGTTTCTGATAATCATCAAATCCCACGCAAGATTTTATCGAAGATCGCAAAGACTTTCCATAAGCAAAATCTTGCGCAGGAAGTTGCCGATCATGAGGACTTCGTTGACCTATATGATACAGTAACGAAATAACCCTACAAATCGCAGGGTTATTAAAATTAGTGCTTTACTTTAATTCAGATTTGCGGTATAATATATTATAACTTGGAGGTTTATACCTATGGCTAATACTGCAAAAAACAAAGCACGTGCTGAAGAAGCAGAACGTATGGTTAAAGGTAGTGAGGTAACACTCACTGCCGATAACTACAATAGCGACTTTCTGCATGCACTGAATTACTACAATGCAAACCATGATGACAAAGATAAGAAAAAATGGTTTATCAAACACATGTCGAAGCAAGACAAGAAACTTGCTATTGACCTGCTGAAAGTTGATGAATATCATTTTCGTCATGCTGGTATTCTTGCACGTTTGATTGACACTGGCTCAGAACTGCAAGAGAAAGAAACGAACTACCTACAAGAACGCATCGCATTCCTAAAGGAACAAGTCGGTGTGCGTCAGAAATCTCAAATTAAACAAGACAAGAAAGATGTTGCTGCTGCAAAGGTAGCAACGAATGTTATCTCTATTCAGGATCGTATGGAAGAGAAAGCGCATGATCTTGCTGGTGAAATCGAAGGTGCTATCGATGACTTTGTTCTCGGTGGTTGCAAGTCTGACTTCTCAACTAAGAATTATCTGCTGAGTAATCAGGTAGCTGGACCGATTGCTAAACGTATCGGTGAGTTCTTTGTTCCTGTTGTTGCCGAGTTGCGTGCTGCATATGATGGCGAAGACGATCAGCTGGTCGAAGGTTATTCAAACTTTACTCGCAGAGAGTTGAAGCGATTTATTGACTTCGTTGATGGTATTATC